TTAATGAACCAACTGTGATTAGCTTTTCTGGCGGTAGAACTAGCGCATTTATGCTTTGGAATGTTCTTCAAGAAAACGGTGGAAATTTGCCTGATGAAGCTATTGTTTGTTTTGCTAATACTGGAAAGGAAGATGAGGCTACTTTACGTTTTGTAGATAATTGCTCTAAAAATTGGGGTATTCCTATTGTTTGGTTAGAGTTTAGAGACAATGAAAAGAAATTTGAAATTGTTGATTTTGAATCAGCAAGCAGAAATGGTGAACCTTTTGAACAATTAATCCTAAAAAAGAATTACCTTCCAAATCCATTTGCAAGGTTTTGTACTGAAGAATTAAAAATTGTCCCTATTGATCGTTACTTGAAAAGCATTGGCATTAATGAATACGTTACTTTTGTTGGCATTAGGGCAGATGAACCGAGTCGAGTAGCTAAAATGAAGACTAACAAAGACATTAAAGAAACACCATTAGCAAGTGCTGGCATTGGAGTTCAAGACGTTTTGCAATTTTGGAGCAAACAGCCTTTTGACTTGCAAACCATTACTGTGAGTGGGAATTCTTTGTTAAGCAATTGTGATCTTTGTTTTCTTAAAAAAGCTAATCACACTTTATCGTTAATCAAAGATAAGCCGCAAAGGGCGATTTGGTGGGCTTCAATGGAGCAAAAGATTGGGGCAACATTTAATCCTGGTCATCCTACCTATGCACAAATGATTCAATATAGCAAAGACCAGCATGATATGTTTGACCCAAATGAAGAAACAATTGCTTGTTTCTGCGGCGACTGATGTCTGACCGCGCCCAACTGGAAAAAGCGGAGGCAAGAATGCTTGTCCCGTCCTACTTTGCGACTGTCGCTTTAATAGGAAAGCTGAAGGCTAACGTCTGGCTAACAAGCCAAATAGGAAAAGCCGCTAAACACTACGGCATAGGTTTTGACCATCGCTGCCGGTCTTTTATGCGTGAAATTGTGGAGACAGAACTATGCGATACGCAGCCAGAATAGACGCTAATCAGACTCAAATTGTCAGCGCATTGAGGGCTGCTGGCGCTTACGTCTGGATTATTGGCCTGCCGGTTGATCTTTTGGTCGGCTACAAGAATTACACTTTTCTGGTGGAAATTAAGGACGGCCCCAAAAAAAAGCTAACCAAGCTGCAAGAGGACTTTTTTAAAAACTGGACAGGCGGCACGTTGGTGCGGATTGATGGGCCGGAAGCGGCGTTAAGAATGATTGGAGTGTTAAATGAAACTGTCAATTGAATGCGTAAACCCCGTGCAAGCGCACACGGCAATGAGCAAAAGTATTTGGCCTCAACTGAAAAGCGCGTTAATGGCTGGTCAGCGCATGGTCTTGGAGATTAAACCTTCCACCCGTAGCCTTGAGCAAAACGCCCGTTTGTGGGCAATGCTGACCGACATTAGCAAACAAGTGGACTGGTACGGACGCAAGCTATCGCCGGATGACTGGAAGCACGTTTTTAGTGCGGCGCTCAAAAAGCAAGATGTAGTGCCAGGCTTGGACGGTGGATTTGTGGTCTTGGGACTGTCAACCAGCAAAATGACCAAAGCCGAAATGTGCGACCTTCAAACATTGATGGAAGCATTTGGCGCAGAGAAAGGCGTAAGGTTTTCCGCATGATGTTTCCAAAGCACGTCTACATTCGCAACAAACGCCTATTGGAGGCCGCTAGACACATTCCTTGCCAGCATTGCGGCATAGAGGACGGAACAGTAGCAGCAGCCCATTCCAACATGGCTAAACACGGCAAAGGAAGGGGAATAAAAGCCGACGACACAAAGATCGCCAGCCTATGCCATGCCTGCCACATGGAACTTGACCAAGGAACTAGTCTCAGTCGGATGGGACGGGAGTTAATGTGGATTAACGCCCATATCAAGACTATTTCCGCATTGAAGGAATTGGGGCTTTGGACTGAGCCTCATGAGAACGGTGCATTGGATGGGCATGAGCCGCATCAGTCTTTTCATGCGCCTTGAGTTCTTTTTCCAAAGCCATCACCTTGCGACGCTCTGCTTTATGCTCTCGCTCAATCTCAAACACAGCAGGCATATTGTGTTTAGCCTCGCCCTTGGTGAACTTAAAATTTGTTGCCATAGCTGAAAATCCCCTATAATGGACGTGTACATTGTACAACCAACCCTCAAAGGAACCTAATATGGGCTACCCCAAAATGGAAAAAATGCCGAAAGGCGCTACCGCTTCCGACATGACCGGCCAAAAGCGCGTCGGTACTCCCAAGGAAGATAAAGAAGTCTACAAATCCGGCGCGTCCGGCGAAAAGATGCCTAAAGGCGTACTGGCTTCGGATATGTCTGGCGAAAAGCGTCGTCCTATTATGGGCGGTGTGGGAATGGGCATGGCTGACGGTATCGGCGAACGCGATAAGTCGCACATGGGCAAAGTGGATGGTCGCCTAGGAGAACTTAAGGGGGGTAGCCGTGAACACGATTGCTACTCGCACGAACGCGCTGAGTACAAATAATCGGGATTAAGTAGAGGCTGCAACCTCTACCGTCCCTGGCCACCACAAAGGAGATTTGTAATGGTTGACGGCAATTGTAATTCGTGCGTGTACTTCACGGATTTTAAAGTTATGGGAACGTGCAAACGCTTTCCCCAGTACGCTAACCGCCATGCTACGGAATGGTGCGGTGAATACAAGGCTAAACCACCCTTGAAAGAGGATGTGGTAGAAGTCTTTGATATTCCTGCCGACATTACCGCTAAAAAGCGCGGACGCCCAGCGAAGGTGCAACATGATTAAGCCATTGCGCGACAAGATCATCGTCAAGCCTGAAAAACGGCTGAAAAGCGACCTTTTGTATATACAAACCGCAGAAGCTGAGACAATTGGCACGGTTGTAGCCTGTGGCGACGATGCCCTGTCTGAAGGGCTAAATGTAGGCGACCGGATATGCTTCGGTACGCTGGCTAAAGACTATAAAGACGAATACCTCAAGTTTGAACCGCTAGAGATCAACGGTGAACGCCACCTAAAGATGTCCTGGCAAGATGTGTGTTTTGTAATGGAGACTGTATGACTAAAGACCAACTGACCGCGAAAATTGAAGACCTGATGAAGCAAGGCCGCCAAATGGAAGTTAACATTCACATGATTAACGGCGCCATCCAAGCCTATCAAAACCTGATTGCCGAACTGGAGAAACAAGATGCCCCTCAAGAAATCGACCAGCCCCAAAGCGTTTAAAGAAAACATCAAGACGGAAGTGAAAGCCGGTAAGCCGGTGAAGCAAGCCGTCGCCATTAGCTACGCAGTAAAGCGGGAAGCCGCTAAGAAGAAGAAGTAATGGCACACGATAAGCCAATAGCGCACAAAACCACGGGGAAGGGTAAAACCTACAACCCCACGGAAAAAGGCGCAGGAATGACCGCTAAAGGCCGTGCAGAGTACAACGCCAAGAACGGCAGCAATCTCAAACCGCCAGCACCAAACCCCAAGACCAAAAAGGACGAAGGGCGTAAGGCTAGTTTTTGTGCGCGGATGGAAGGCGTAGTAAAGAACGCCAAAGGCCCTGCCGAACGCGCAAAGGCATCACTAAAGAACTGGAAGTGCTAAATGGCAAACGGACTTTACGCAAACATTCACGCAAAGCAACAACGCATTAAGGCTGAGAAGGCCGAGGGTAAACCCGTAGAGAAGATGCGTAAGCCTGGCAGCAAAGGTGCGCCTACCGCTGCCGCATTCAAACAATCCGCTAAGACTGCAAAGAAATGACTGAAGCTAAACGCCCAGTAGGACGACCAAGCCTCTACGACCCTGCCTACATTGACCAAGTAATTGAATTTGGGAAGATAGGTAAGTCGACTGAGGCTATTGGCGCTTATTTGGGCGTTGGCACGGCTACTTTGTACCGTTGGAGGGAAGAATTTCCAGAATTTCGAGAAGCCTTGGACTTGGCGAAGGAATTTGAACTGCAATGGTGGGAGGATATTGCCCAAACTCACATGGTTGAGAACAAGGAAAGCGACAAACTGAACGCTAGTATTTGGTCACGGTCAATGGCGGCAAGATTCCCCAAGAAGTACCGCGAAAGCACTAAGACTGAGATTACCGGCGCAGATGGCGCTCCGCTGCTGACCGGCATTCAAGTTAGCTTTGTAAAGCCTGATGAGCATTGAAAAGGCAATCAAGGAAGTTCAATTCCCGCAGAAGCTGGCGTTTCTGTTTGAACCGTGCCGCTATAAGGTTTGCTATGGTGGTCGAGGCGGTGCTAAATCATGGGGAATCGCTCGTGCGCTTCTAATCCTTGGGGCTAAGTCTCCGCTGCGTATCCTGTGCGCTCGTGAGTTTCAGACCTCCATCAAGGATTCCGTCCATAAACTGCTGTGCGACCAGATTGATAGCATGGGGCTAACTGGCTTCTATGAAATCACTGACAAAAGCATTCGCGGCAAAAACGGGACTGAATTCTTCTTTGTTGGCTTGCGGAACAACGTAACCAACGTCAAATCGATTGAGGGTGTGGATAAATGTTGGGTAGAGGAGGCGCAAACCGTCTCTAAAACCTCATGGAATACCCTAATCCCAACCATCCGCAAGGAAGAATCCGAAATATGGGTTAGCTTTAACCCCGAACTAGAAACGGACGAAACCTACCAGCGCTTTGTGCTGAACTCACCGGAAAACTGCAAGGTCATCAAGATCAACTGGTCG